CAATACCAGTTAGGCATGAACTCGTATTGACATTCCATAAACCATTGCCACTGTGAATAAGTAAATCCAGGGGGCATTACTCTATCTCCTTTCTATGTTTTAGTTTTCTAGTATAACTTCTTTTACCTTTCTTGTCACGAACTATTTTATATTTTAGTTCTCTCAGTACTTTCCAGTATGGATTACGATTCGTCTGAGTAATGGTTGTCTGTTTCTTATTCATCCACTGTTACTTTAAGTAATCCGTATTTAATAAGTTCTTCTAGCAGTCTCACTGGATCTGAAAATGAACTAAGTGCTTTAACTTTTATCCCTATTCCTCTTTCTCCTTTCTCGTTTATTAAGATTTCATATTCCCCTTCTTTGTGGTATACTTGTGTTAAGAAGGGACTCAAGTCCTCTACTGTTTTTTTGTACTGCTTATACTCATTTCTTTTGATGTCTCTTTCCACATACTGTCTAAGTTTTTTTCCTTTTTTAGACGTTGTAATTTTCCATCCCCATTGTTCATGCTCGAACATTGGATGTCCATTACTTGAAGTTCTACAAGATATATACTTATTTTTTGAAAGTATATTTGATACTTTCTTTAACTCTTTTTTTGTATTACGATTTGTCATCTCTCAGTTCTTTAATTCTTATTAATGAATTTTGATACTGACCTTGTAAAGTTTTCATCTCATCTTTTATTGTTTCGTTTTCTTTGGTCAGTCTCTTGATAGTTTCTTTAGCAACCATATACATTACTTTGTATTCTTCCAATTCTTTCTTAATGCTTCTAACATATGTTTCAACCATAGTACCCTCCTATATATAAAACTGGTATCATAAGTAGCATGATAACTACTATCCCTATTAGTAACCAAAAAGTATTCTCAGGTAGTCTCATTTTCTATCTCCTTATAAAATTGTATCTACTTGTAGTTGATCTTGGTTTAATCCATACCCATCACCATGTCCTAGATTAATTATATTTCCAGGATTAATCAACTGTTCTTTAGTTGCCCACCCTCTTACAGTAAAGGTAGGATAGTCGGTAGTCACTAGGACAAATACATCAATGCTTTCATATGCAGTATTTATTTTAGCAAGCAGTCTTCCTGTTGCATACGTGGTAGTCTTTACATCAATGCGAGTTCCAGAGTGTGTAACTAAATCTGCACCGCCTTGCCTGACATAGATGGTAAAGTCAGGGTACAAGTTTAACCATTTTGCTACTGTCAACTCTCCTCCAAGTCCTAACTGATCTGTTAGTTTATTACTTTGCGGCCCAATTTTTCCATTGGAAACACCAGAAGACCTAGCTATATTATACCTCATATCTGCACCATCTACACAGATTTTCTTTTCCAGGTCAGTTAAAGTATATTCAAATGCCATTACTTTTTCTCCAAATAAATTCTTAAACACTTAGAGTTCTCAATGGACTGACCATAGGTATGTTGTCTCCAGTTCAATCCATCTTTGAGATACTGTCCTCGTACCCTCATCTCATAGGTATCCTTATTAAGATACTTTCTAAGCTGTTCAACAAAGTATTCTCCATCAGGATCATTAGGTATATCAGAAAATACATAGCGATGTCCTTTAACTGATGTGTTTTCTTTGGCTTTTTCCGTAAGCATATTAACATAATATTTATTTCGGTCAACATATACTTTTAGGTTCTCAAGAGTCTCACTCAATTCATTTTCTACTAACTCATTATGTTTAATTAACTTAATGAAAGCATTACGAACATGCTGGTCTGTCATAGATTCAACTTCAATGTGCTTACCTTTACTACTACTAAAGTACTTTGTCATAACATTTTCTCCTGTAATGTGCAGTTACTCTAAATGTTTTTACCATAATCTGTATACCCTCCTATTTTTTTGAGAAAAGATATAACGTGAACGACAGTACGATTGCCGTACTTATTTATCCAAGTATTATCATCCACCCTATATACATGGTGATTTAAAATTTCAGTAAGGATACTAACCTCATGCTTGTTTAATTTAATTTCCAACATTATCTTCACTCTCTTTAAAACTATTTACAATATTTGACAAGGCTTCAAGAGCCGTTTCCTGGTCAATCTTACCCATCTCTAATTGACCAGAGATGTCCTCCAAAGACTCCTTTAAATTAAAAGAGTTCGAGCTGCTTTTTTCCATTAGTCTCTCCTATGTTTTTGAAAATGTGGGCTATCATATCCACTGTCCATCCATTACCCAACATTTTATATCGTTGCGTATTGGATACATGAGCAGTATACCCTTCGGGTACAGTCTGCAATCTCTCACACTCAAGGGGTGTTAGCTTACGCCATTTTAGATTATCTTTTGTTAGCAATATCTTTGGTTCCCTGTGTCCTCCACCCATAGTCGTTAGAGTAGGAGCCTTGCCTTCTGGATGGTACACTCTCTTGATGGCATCATGCCCTTTTAAATCAGCATCACCTACATGGCATAGACCATCCGAACTAAACACTAGCTGTCTTCTATGCTTTTCAAAATAAGATTTTAGATTACCGCCCTTGAAGTAGTTAGCATCTAGGCAATGAGCCTTTTTTCTATCCACATACCCATCTTCCAGTATATCTTTTAACCATATATCTTTGTCGTGAGGTGTACTAAATGGAATGTTAGTCCAATATAATCTTCGCCTGTTTTGTGCTGATACAAGATTACTATTTAATTCTATAGGTTCTACACCCAAATACCTGGAAATAATATCCTGACTTTCTCTTTTCATTTTCACATTTTCCAGAAGAAACCATGTAGGTTTCATTTCATCCATCAGTCTGACGAACTCAAAGAATAGTTTGGAACGTGGATCATTAAAGTTTAATTGCTTACCAGCAAAACTAAAGCCTTGACATGGTGAGCCACCTATCAGTAGGTCAATGTCGGGACGTAGGTGAGCGTGTAAACCCTCGTCATTCCAATCTAGGGTAGCTATGTCACCCACATGGATCGTATCTGGATAGTTTATCTTGGCTACCTTTATAGCATAGGGGTCTATCTCACTAGCCCAATAGTTATCTACTGGTATACCAGCTTTATCTAAAGCGATACGTCCACAACTCATACCATCAAAGGCACTGAATACATTTATACCCATCATCGTTTCCCTTCAAATATTCTAAATCCTCCAATATGTAACATGAATAATTCTGGATCACCATGCCCATCCCTATCCATCTTCCATTGAACATAGGCTTCTGCCATAGTCTCATTGGTCATTAGCCCAGATTCAGTAGCTTCTTTATGCCACCAATCAAGGGCTTCCTCATACCATCTCTCTTTTGCTTGGTCGTTTCCTAAATGGCTCATGTTTTTCTCCTTCCAGTTACTACATATCCAGACTTGTTACGCATAGACAATATGTATTTGGCATATATTAATCTTTGGTTTTCGGCTGGTGTATTTAACCATGAGTGCATGGATAATGCCTTGACCATGTTACGTAGTTCCCATGTAGGTCTATGGTATAAATTCATTAGTCCTCCTCCTCCTTGATGTCCAAAATATAAGCAATTTTGTCGAGACTTTCCTTACCATCTGCACTCATTCTGTCATATTCCCAGTACAGATCCTCAACTAACTTTACTAGTTCTGATAGATCCATTAGTCCACCTCCTCTTTAGCAGTCCAACCACCAGTAGTATTTTCCATGTGGTTTTTAATATCTCTATGCATGGCTCTACTTCCATGCACTTCAGCATATATTAGTGGGACATCTTCTTTATAAAACAACATCTCACCCATTACTTGCCTTGCAAAATTAATATGATCCTCTATCCCGTCACCATAACCTGGAACTGGATCTAATTTTCCATGAATAATTATTTGAGTAAGCTTTACTTCTGCATCTCCAGATGGAGTCTCTACTTCTTCTGTAATTGGATATGCATCTTTTATGTAAAGACTTCGTTCCAAATTTGATTTAATTTTTTCAAATTTAGAAACAGGATCTATGAAACGCTTATCGATTGCGTCTTCTATTCCAAAAACAAGCGTGAACTCTTGACCTATCATGACTCTAACTCCTTGTCAGTTAATAAACACTCTTCACATATATACCCTACAACTTGGGGCGTGTCAACACCTTCCGAATGCACGGCTGGTATACGATTGACGAACCTGCCTGTTCCAAATGCTGTCGATCTGGAACAGTGAACGCAAGTATCGCCTATATCTATCTCGCTTATCATACAAGTTTTTCCAATGGTGTTGGATTAAACCACTTGTCACGCTCAATAGATAATCCAAACGGAAGCTCCAAACTTTTGAGTTCGTTTATATCCACATAGCCATATTCCTTTTCATGGATATCCGCTACTCCAAACGCTAGTCCATCAGGGTATAGCTCCGATATGTACCATGTGCCTATACCAGTTGGATTGAATAGCTTTACATATGCTATCCCATCTTTTTTCTCAGCATTCTCAGAGAGTTTTTTCTCTTGAGCCTTAGTGAAAAGTTTCATTTCTTTTACTCCGTTAGTTGTTAATGACAAAATCGCCCATATCTTTTCGAGCCTTACCCTTAGCCTTTAAAGCTATGAACGCATTCATGGGATCGAGGAAACGAACATCGGTTGCATCTCCATCTATACATTTTAATCCCATAAATTCTTTTGGTATGTTGTACTCATTCCTAAATACACCAGCCATACGCATACCCTGTTGGGCAGCTTTTTCCACAAAGGGCTGGTACTCTTTTTTATTGCTGTAACTAAATGTCAGATCATATATATCTGGATCTGGAATTAACCTGTTTGTTTTTTTAGTATAGTCATACCATTTTACACCATACTTTTCTGATGTCTCACACATAAAATCCCAGATGTATAGTTCCCATAAAATGTCTGACGTTCCATTAGGTCTAACTGCTGGTATCATACCCTTTTTGTTCGCCCATTTAGCATGGACAATTACTTCACGTTTCAGTTGCTCCATAAACTCTCGCCTATATTGAAAAAAGTACAGTGTTTTTCTCAACCTGGAAAATTGTACCGACTCCATCGCACCTCTGCCAGCTTCATTTAAACATGGTTCTTTACAGCCAGCTATATCTTCCATACCGCATACTTGATACCCACTACAGTTAGACGGCATTAGATAGGTAATTTGTGTAGATACACCTAGCTTCTGACCCTTAACAGTCTTATGGTTCGTATCTCTGCCAAATAGTTTAGATGGGAATTTATTAAACCAGCCCATATATTTCGGGCTTTCCATAATAGTTTGCTGTAAATCCATAGGTACTCTAGATAAATCATATAACATTTTTTACTCCTTCACTACTCAACATTCTGTAAAACTTTATCTGAACATTCACTACAACAATCTGTGGTAACATATCCGTCCCAAGCAAAATTGAAATCGTCTAACGTAATTGTGCCTGTGTTAAAAATTTGACCACATACACTACATTTTATTGTATCTTCTTCTATAATATCGTTTACATATTGAGTCATTTTTTACTCCTTCCAGTTTCTTGATCCTCTCGATCCACTGCCTGTTTTGGCAGGAACCATAATCTCAACGCCAGATAGAACTTTACGAACTAAACCCCTACTAAATTGGGGCGGTTGTTTTTTCGATAATGATTGTTTGGTAACAAATATAGAATGATAGTTTATACTTTCGGCGTTGGTTTTACCATATGGTTGTTTCTTATTCTTATAACGTGCATGGTTTACATCGGAAAGTATTTGATTAGAAATTTTGTGCTGGTCTAACGTTATACTGGTATTATTTTTCTGATATTCCAACGGCTCACGACAAGTAGAATAGCCTGATTGTTTAACCAGACTATCCCAATTATATGACGTTGGTTTACTCATGGCACGATTGCCAATAGTACATAGCCAGCACTAAATAATATAAGTAATGCCAATAGGTTTTTTAAATGCTCTATCATGAAAAATACCCTATATAAACGTGCGAAACATACAGAACATAACTAAAAACAAAAACAATAAGAAATAATTTGTAATCCATTTTTTCACCTATAATTAATCATATCCTTATATTAACGAAAAATCCTTTATTGTCAATAAGTTATAGCTAACCAGTATAGCGTTATACCGACAAAATTTGCCTATATATTAACGTCCAGGAAATATATTCCAGGCGTTGCCCATACATCAAAATGTAGGGAATATATTCTAAATGAACCGGACTACGGGGAATTTAAAAATAAAATAAAAAAAAAGGCCAGAAATTAATCTGGCCTAAGTTTTGGGAGGTTATGATACCATTTCGGAATTCTCTTTAGCGACAATACTGAAAACTTGCCGTAAATTAGAGTGAAAAGCTTCGACACTAGTCGGCGCAACGATTGGATTTTCCGATTTTCCTAATCGGTCGACTTGTGCTTTAACTTGTTCTAACTTGTCGGCATCTAATTGAGATAATGCCATAACTAAAGTTAGAAAAGTTTTAGTATCCACACAATTAGCCAACGCATCGTTTAGAACCTTATCATTGTTGGCTTTTGCTACTTTGTCGCTAGTAGGATTACGTAAAGCTTTTTGAAGCTTTCGAATACTATCGCACTTTTCCAAAGTCTCTTCTTTGGTCTTTTCATCTATTGAAACAGTGCCAAATTCAGTCTCAATAAATTCTCTAATTTGCTCTACAGTCTCAAATTTAGAAACAATCTTGAACTTAGTCTCTAAAATCTTAGTGAGAGACTTAGAGATAACCTTGCGAGTGCCAATGGCTAACTTGCCGTAGTATTTCTTATTGAAGTCGGTTATCTCTTTAGGTGAACGTTGCCCGTTCGTTGTAAGCGGGCAGGCGTTCAAGATTGAATGACATAACGTGGTGATCATTAAATTACCATGCTTTTTGTCAACCTCGCCAAGTTCTTTTGTAACATTGGCAAGTTTAGAAACACTCGCCAAAAAAGCAGTCTCAATATTGTTAGGTGTTTTATTAGAAGTTGCTTTACTCATTTTTAAATCCTCGAAATTAAGTAAAGGATAAGCAACGCTTACCTAACTCATTTTAGATAAACGCATTCGCCTATCCAAAAAGGTATTATGTAAAATATTTACTTGTTAAAGATCTACTCCAGATAGCGTTCTAACTATCTACACCTATCGTTATATAGAAAGATTAATAAATTGTAAAGCAGTATAACGTTATACCGCTAAAATATTCCGATAGGGTATAACGTTATACCGCTAAAATATTCTAGTATGTTGTAAAATTACTATTTCTTTAGATCCCTAGGATTAGATTAGACGGGCGTATCATCGTGGCAGAACAAAAAGAGAACATAATATCCGACTGGCCAGCAGGGAATAAGGTATTATTTAGGAAAAAAATATCCCAAAAAAGTAGGAAAAAATGACCCCAACCAGAAAAATTTACCCATGCTTTTTATATATATATCATACCCCCGACTTGTTACCAAAATTCTAAGGGTATATCATCATTAGCTCATCAAGGTCGGACTTTATAAAAAAAATTAAGTTAAAAAATAACTGTCTATATAATTATTATATTTATTTATATATATTATATATATATAATTATATATTTATATTTATATATATAATTATATCTATTGTGATATGTATAATTATAGTGTATAATATTATATATGGAAAACATACAAGAAAACACCCTAGAACCTTTTATAAATTTAAGAGGTCTTCTTTCCCAAAAAGTAAATAATGAATGTCACACAGACTTTCTAACCTTTGTAAGGCTTATGGCTCCTTCTCTTATCTCTGGTTTTCAGATGGGAAGTCATATAAAACTTATATCAAATAAGTTAAAAGAACTTGAAGAAGGTAAGATAAAAAGATTGATGGTCTTTCTCCCTCCAAGATCGTCAAAGTCAGTGATTTGTTCTAAGCTCTTTCCTGCATGGTATATAGGTAGAAATCCTGAACATGAAATACTAACTGTATCTCATAGTGATCAGTTGTCTTCTGATTTTGGTCGGTCAGTTAGAGATGTTGTCAACACAGAAGAGTTTAGTAAAATCTTTTCTGGTGTCCAGCTAAGAAGTGATGTCAGAGCTGCTGGTAAATGGAAGACAAACCAGGGAGGAACTTATTATGCTGCTGGTGTTAGATCACAGATTGCTGGTAGAGGAGCGCATATAGCAATCCTAGATGATGTAATGTCTGAAGAAGATTCCTATTCTGAAGCAGGTAGAAGATATATCAAGGAATGGTATCCAGCAGGTCTAAGAACTCGTATCATGCCAAACGGATCAATAGTTATAATCAATACTAGATATCACTATGATGATCTGTGTGGCTGGCTTCTGAAACAACAGGAAAACATGTCGGAGTATGAGACAATTCCTTGGGAAGTTGTTAAGATACCTGCATGGCTTGATGAAGAAGCAGCAGAACTATTATCTCTTCCTGTAGGGGGAAGTTACTTTCCAGAGTGGAAACCTGATCATATTCTCAAAGTTGATGAGAATGAGATCAAAGCCAGTAACGGAGCTAGATACTGGAACTCTCTGTACATGCAAGATCCTACTCCAGAAGAAGGAGGACTGATAAAGAAAAAATGGATACAATACTGGGACGATCCAGAACCACCTAGCTGTGACTTTATAATTCAAACCTTTGATACAGCATTCTCTACCAAAACCACAGCAGACTACAGCGTGATACAGACATGGGGAATATTCCACATATACGATCAGGATAAATATGGGTATGAAAATTTTGCTCCACAGTTAATTCTTCTTGGTAATGTGCGAGGACGATTTGAATACCCGGAACTCAGAAAAATTTCGCAGAAACTATACGATGAACATAGACCAGATGTGTGCATGATTGAGAAGAAAGCTAGTGGTCAATCTCTGATACAGGATATGCGTAGAGCAGGACTTCCTGTAATGGAATACAATCCAGATCGAGATAAGGTATCCAGAGTTTATTCAGCCTCACCTATCATGGAAGCAGGTAGACTATGGATACCCAGTAACAAGAAATGGTCGGACGATCTGGTAGAGGAGTTAATACGGTTTCCCAATGCTGCTCATGATGATCAGGTAGATGCTCTGACAATGGCTGTACACTACATGAAAGAGTCTTGGCACATAACACATCCTGATGATCCTGAATGGGAAGATGAGCCTCCTCAAGAAAAAAGCACCTATTGGACCTTTTGATTTGGGAAATAGTTAATTTTATGTTATAATGTATCCAGGGCAAAGGAGGAATAATATGTCGGAACTATTCAAAAAAGCATATAATACAGCTACTCAGATGTACAACTCTGGATCATCACCTATTGTTCGTAGAGCAACAGGAGGTATTTCTAAATTAATAGCAACAGAAGCTGGACTACAAGAAATGTATCCTGCTCCTGATGGTAATTATTATACTATAGATGGTTTTGATGAACGTGGTTTATACGATCCTAAATATGATAAAACATCAGATGAGTTTGCACGTAAAACTTTAACAGACCAATACTTATTAGAAAAACAACAGGAAGCTATAAAACAAGCTGGTGGACCCCAACGAGGCTATTCATCTCAGTTTGGAAAATCTATTTCAGTAGCTAAACCAGGAGAGGCTAGTGAAAAACCTGTTACTTTAGTCAATAAGTTTCTTGCAACTCCAAGCCCAATTAATGTAACTTCACAAACTGCGGATACTACAGCAGATCAAGTAGATAGAGCTGCAACTGAAAAAGCTAATTTAGCACAGGCCAAAATAGCCGCTGATTATTTTAATAGATTTATGCCACCATCTGCTCCTAAAACAACTACACATTTAGATAGAATAGACTATAATCCTGGTTTTGCAGGAGCAGGAACAGTTACAACTGATGATGGAAGTTTTACTACAATAGATGACGCTGCTGTTGATACAGTAGCAGCTTTTAAAGGTGGTGGAGGTTTGTCAAATATAAACAAAACTATGATGATAAATGGACAACCGCATAAACTTGCATACATTAATTCAGATGAAGCTTCATTACTTAAAGCTATAGGTGGCAGTGGTAGAAAAGTAGATGGTATTCCTGCTTATTATTTTGATGATCCTGGTTACATGACTGAAGACATAGATGAAGGATATAATGAAATGACAGACTCTCCAACATTATATTTGTCAGATGATCCAAGGGCTACTTATACAACTGATAGAAGTGGGGCTATAGGATTAACTTCTGGTATAGACCCAGATTTTGATCCAGGTTTAGGGGTTCCCTCTGAAGAAGTTATAGCAGAAATAGCTAAAGCTGGACAAACTCCTACAGCACCTTCTGATGCCCTGCAAGATTATAATTATTTTGGTGAGGATGGAAGTTTTCCTACTTGGGGAGCAGATGCATTAAATAGACTAGCTTTAATAGATCCAGATAAACCAGCACCTATAGCATATGCTAAAACAAAAGATAATTTAAAGTATGAAACAGGTCAACGTGTTCCTAAAAATTTTCTTGAAATACTTATAGATAAGATTAGAGGAAAAGAATCAGAAGATGATACTAAATTTGTATCTGATAAAGAATATGAACAGATGTATGGAAAACGTGCAGAATTTGCAGCTAAATTAGATAATAAAGCAAATCAATGGGCAGCAGGTATAAATAAAGTTAAGTCTGATATTGATAGACGTAGTGAAGAAGATCCAAAAACTCCAGAAGAAATAGAAAAAGAAGAGAGAAAAGGACTTTTAGAAGTTGCTGAGAAAATTTTTGATAAAGGTAGTTTTGTAGAAAATAAAGGTCAAGGAATACCCGGATATGCAGCATCATATGGATTAGCTTCTTTATTTGGAGCTATGGGTCTTTTAGGTACAGCAGAAATAGATGGTATTCCTGTACATGTTCATGAAGATGGTTCTGTTACTCCTGTATCTCCTGAAGATGAACCGGGATTTGATCAAAGCAAAATGGATTTAGGAAATGAATCTACTTATTCTAGTAAACGTCTACCAGCTAGTACAGTAGCAGATGCAAGTAAAGATGCATCTGAAGATGCTCCAAAGACAGGTATTGCAGCACTATTAGCAAAAAGATCTGATCCTGTATCACTAGCACAAGCAAGTGAGCCATCAATACAAAATTTAATTTCATTGGGAATTGATCCTCAAGCAGCAAGAGAAATGTTTGGTATGTTTAATGATACTGGATCTACAGGAGTAGTATAGACTATGGCAACAGAACGAAATCCATTTGAGCAGATACCACAGGAAGTATCTAATGTAGTTCCTATGGCTTCAGCCGAAGAAACTGACATTGATGCTACTTTTCAAGTAGAAGATGATGGTGGAGTTATTGTAGATTTTGCACAGCAAGAAGATGTCTTAATGAAACCTTCAGAAGACATTGCAGAATGGTATGGAAATTTATGCGAAACATTGGAAGAAGAAGATTTATTTTCTATAGCTCTTGATGTAATAGAAAACTATCAGGCAGATAAAGACTCAAGAGGTGAATGGGAGTCTATGTTTGAAAGAGGCTTTGAATTACTGGGACTTAAACTTGAGCCGGGATCAGAACCTTTTGAAGGAGCATGTACAGCCGTACATCCACTTCTTATTGAGTCTGCTGTTAAGTTTCAATCTAAATCATCATCAGAACTGTTTCCTAGTTCTGGTCCAGTAAAAGTAAATATTTTAGGAAAGCATACACCTGAAAAGGAAATGCAAGCCAATAGAGTACAGAACTTTATGAACTATCAGGTAACTGAGCAGATGCCAGAATACTTTGATGAGTTTGAAAGAATGCTGTTTCATCTTCCTTTGATAGGATCAGCATTTAAAAAGACATACTATGACTCAACTCTTAAACGGCCAGTATCAGAGTTTATACCTATAGATCAATTCTATGTATCTTACTTTGCCACAGATCTTAGGAATGCAGATCGTTATACACATGTTATCTATCGTAGTCCTATAGAATTAGAAAAGGATGTACGTGCTGGTGTATATAAAGATGTTGAGCTTCCAGATCCAAATCAAACAAATATAACATCCTTTACAGAAAAGATGGATACAATTATAGGTATCTCTCCTAGTTCTGATAAAGATCCACAATATGTCTTACTTGAACAACACTGTTATCTTGATATAGAAGGTAAGAATCAATCTCTACCTTATATCGTAACTGTAGAAGAACAAAGCAGACAGGTACTAAGTATTCGTAGAAACTATGAACAGAATGATCCTAATATGGAAAAACGTAGTCACTTTGTTCACTACAGATTTGTACCCGGATTTGGTTTCTACGGACTAGGACTTATACACTTCCTTGGTAATCTCACTATGAGTGCAACTGCTGCAATGAGATCCCTTATAGATGCAGGACAGTTTGCTAATTTACCGGGAGGTTTTAAAGCCAAGGGACTTAGGATGGTTGGTGATAACGAACCTATATCCCCCGGTGAGTTCAAGGAGGTTGAAGCAACTGGAGTAGATTTATCTAAGGCTATTATTCCTCTCCCCTATAAAGAGCCTTCCTCGACTCTATTTCAAATGCTTTCATTTGTAACTTCTGCTGGTCAGAGGTTTGCAGACAGCACAGAGCAGATAGTCTCTGATGCTGCCTCCTATGGACCTGTAGGTACAACTATGGCTTTACTAGAAGCCAGTAGTAAGTTCTTTAGTGCAATTCATAAACGATTACATAAATCACAAAAGGATGAGTTTAGAATCCTAGCCAAGATAGATTATGATTATCTGCCAGATGAATATCCTTATGATGTTCCTTATGAAGATCGTAGTATATTTAAGAAAGACTTTGATGGTCGTGTAGATATTGTTCCAGTATCAGATCCTAATATACCATCTAATGCCCACCGTATGATGATGGCTAATATGGCTTTGCAAATGGCACAGCAATCGCCTCCAGGTATGTTTAATATGGAAGCATTAAATAGAACAATACTTAATGCCGCCAATATGCCTAATCTTGAAGAGATACTTCCTCCAAAGATAGAACCTAAACCTATGGACCCTGTATCTGATATTATGGCAGCTACCAAAGGAATACCAATAGCAGCCTTTCCAGGACAAAGCCATGATGCTCATATACAAACAAAGATGGCTTATCTACAAGATCCTATGAATGGAGCTAATCCAATTATGGAAAGAATACGTCCTATTCTTGAAGCTAATATACAAGAGCATTCTGTAATGAAATATCAAGAACAAATGAATGGTATGACAGAACAAGCTTTACAGCAAATGCCTCCAGAGCAGCAGCAAAATCCTGCTGTAGTTGAAATGGCTATGGCACAAGCAGCTCAACAGGTAATGAATGCTAATCAAGCTATGGGTATGGCACAATCTCCTGAACAGCAACTTGTAGCTCTTGAACAAGCAAAGGTAGAATTGGAGAAACAAAAACTAGAATCCGATACTGTAGTTCAAGCTGCTGAAATGGAACTCAAGAATAAAAAACTTGAGATAGAAGAAAATGAACAAATTCTAGATATGCTTAAAGATGGATCATCTGCAAAGTTTAGAAAAGAAAAAGCAGATAAAGATAGAGAAAGTAAAAAAGAATTAAAAGAAATGGAAGTAACTAAAGATATTTTTGAACAACTTAAAAAAGATAATAAAGACTTAGATATGAAGGGTCTTGAAGCATTAGTTAAACTAGCAATAGAAAAATCTAAAGAGGAGACTAAAAATGGAAATGAAGAAGGGTAAAGGCTATCCCTCTCATGTTAAGGATAGTTCTAAATCTTTTGGTGATGCCTATGCACAAGATGTGACAGGTGGTCGTAACATAAGATCTGTCCTTAATGAGTGGGACAAAGAATCTTGGGAAGCACCTAAACCTAAGAAAGGATCTTAATTCCAGATGGATATCTGGGATGAAGTCATACAAGAACTTGGAAATGAAATTCAAAAGTTAAGAATACATTTAGGTAATGGTACGGCTGAAGATTATGCTCACTATAGACAAGTTGTAGGATCA